CTTTTCTTACAGGCTCCCGCTAGAGCTGAGTATATACAAAGGAGTTTTTATGGATAATTCGATTTTATTAAGCCCTGACTCTTATGAACTTCTTAAATACATAAGTTCCCAGCCTAGCTCATTAGTTACTAATGTTTCAGAACTATCCGAAGATTGCTTATCTCAGTTGGTGCATTACAAACTTATCGAAGAGCACATAACTATCTACACCAACTGCTTTCCTGTTGTTTCAAGTATCTCTATAACAGAACTCGGAAAAGGATATCTCTACGGCCGACAAAGCAATGATGCTTTTCAACAATCTGTGAAAGCTATTGCTGACTCTGCTAAAGAATCTGCCGACTCCTCCAAGCATCTTGCCGAATCAACGCACAAACTCGCTACTGATTCCAAGAAAATTTCTAAATCTGCAGAGACTTGTGCTGATCTTGCATACAAGAAATCCAAAAAGGCTGATATCAAAGGATGGATTTCTATTGGTATCGCAGCATTTGGTGCTTTCATTGAGTTTGCAATTCATCATTCTGAAGTAATTGCTTTTGTCAAATCACTCTTGGGAGTATGACATGACAAAAGAATTGGAGTAATAGTGCTGATATTGAAACAACCAGTGCTACATCTGAAACCGTTATTTTTGACGGTTTCTTTTTCTTTCTATCTTTTCTCATCTCTTCTCACCCCACTTTCTTCTCTGGACCATCTTTCTCCATTGCGTCTCTTGCCTTGAGCACTTCTACGCTTCCTTTTACTACCAGGAGGCTTTCTTTGTCTAAATGCTTTAGGTTCTCTACAGTTTCTTCAATTAATCTTTTCTGTTCTTCACTCATGTTATTCACCTCACTTGCTTTGTGCTTATGTTGCAATTATATGCCACATACTTGCAAATGTCAATACTGTTTTTGCAACATTGTTGCATTTTTATCTTGATATATATGCTTTGTTGTGATATGATAAAGTCATAGCGAAGGGAGGTGCAACATGAACGAACGTATAAAAGAACTCCGGAAAAATCTAAAATTAACACAGCAGGAGTTTGCTGACGCTCTCAATATAAAAAGAGGTGCTGTAGCCAATTATGAAATAGGAAGAAACGAGCCTATTGATGCTGTAATTTCATTGATCTGTAAAACATTTAATGTAAATGAAGAATGGCTCCGATCTGGAGCTGGCGATATGTTCTTGGAGCTTCCTGAAGAAGATGAAGAAGCTGCTTATGTATCTGAATTGCTGGAAGACAGTGATAATGATTTATATAAGTTGATTAAGGAAATCATGCATACATATCATGAATTGTCTCCTAAATCAAAGGAAGTAATCCGTGATTTCAGTGCCAAGTTGCGAGAGAACATAAAAAAAGGAAGCTAATGCTTCCTTCTTTCTAAATGTCTTTTTAAGATGGTGTAGAGCTGGCGAAGAAATTTTTCATCTGAATCGTCAATTTTCTTCACCATTCCTATGATAAGTTGTTTAGATACATTGTTCATTATGTTATCCCTCCGTTCCCAGCAAGAACGCTCTTCGAAATTCCTTGATTTAATCATACGACATTTGTTTTTATAAATCAATGTTTTTATCGAACATCCGTTCTTTTTTACTTAGGAACTTTAGGGATTGCTGTTATTAGGAAAGCCTGCTCAAATATTTATAGAGTAGGTTCTGATCAGGATTGTGGTGTTCCTGATTGGCGGGTACACAAATGAGGGTAAATTTATGGGATTAAGATTTAGAAAAAGTTTCAAGGTTGCTCCTGGAGTAAAAGTAAACTTGAACAAGAAAAGTACAAGTGTAACGTTTGGTGGAAAAGGTGTCCACAAAACATATAGCTCTTCTGGAAAGAAAACAACATCTGTCGGCATTCCAGGTACCGGCGCATACTACACTACTTCTTCCGGTGGTGGATCTGGTAGTAAAAAACCATCCAGTCATAAAAGGATTTCTACAGACAACTTAGATCCAATCCTTACGGAAGACCTTTCTTTTCAGAATAATGTTGCCGATGGTTCAAGCACATCACTTGATAAATTTACAACGGATTCTTTGAAGCGCTATAAAATAATCTCTGCGATACTGTCCGCTTTTCTGTTTTTCGTTGCGCTAATTGGTTTCGCCGGTGGAAGTGCTTTGGCAACAGTAATTTGTTTAATTTTCGGCGGTATCACACTTGCAATATCAATCACCTATTCAAAAGAGATTAAAAAACGCCTTTCATCCGAAAGTAGTTTCGGTTCATCTACATTTTCAGGTACCTCTCCGGATATAGATGATAAGCCATCCAAAAAGAAGATGGGGTGTGGATGCCTTACAGCTGTCATTCTTTTCTTCCTTGTGATCGGTGCTATTTCATCCTGCACTGATTCCGATGATAAGAACGCAGAAAAGGTTGAAGACACGAAGCCAGTAGTTGCAGCTCTTGAAAGTTTGAGTATTTCAGCTGATACAGATCAGACTTATGATATTAATACAGAGGTTCCGGTAACACTTACCGTAACACCGGCCGATGCTAATATTGATAACCTGACTTTAAATGGATCCGAATGTACCTTTGCTTCTGATGATAACGGAAACCTTACATTTTCAGCAAGTGAAGCTGGTTCTTATATAATCACTGTTTCATGTGATGGCATTGAAAGTAATTCGCTGACTTTCAACGTTGAAGACAAGGCTGCCATTGCCGCCGCTGAAGCTCAAGCGCAAGCTGAAGCAGAAGCTGCAAGGCAAGCAGAACTCGAAGCTCAACAGGCTGCTGAGGAAGCTGCTGCCGAAGAATCCAATCAACCAGCTGTTGTCCAGCAAACACAAGAACCTCAAGCTTCTTCTTATGTTGTGAATACCTCTACTAAAAAATTTCATCTTCCAAATTGTAGGGATGTAGATAAAATTTCTCCAGAAAATTACTGGGCATATGAAGGAACTAAAGATGATTTAATCAATCAAGGCTATTCACCTTGTGGTCATTGTCATCCTTGATAGAAAGAATGAAAGGTTTTCTAAATGAAACAAAAAGACCGTTTTTTACTGCTGTATGATTTTATTTTCAGTGGTCTTGCAATCATAGCCGTCTATTTTGCAATCTGCGACATGACAACTGGTTGCTCTGCTGTTCAACGTAATATTGACTTTGCAATTAATGTGATATTCATTGCAGACTATGCTTTACGATTTCTGATTGCCAAAAATAAAAAAGAGTTCTTCCGGAATAATGTGCTGGATCTGATTGCTATTATTCCATTTAATTCTCTGTTTAAAGTGTTTAGGGTTTTCAAAATTTTCAAAATGCTAAAACTCCTAAAACTCGCAAAAGCATCTGCACGATTTGCAAGACTTTACAAGCGTGTGAAGTTCTTCTTTGATCTGAATGGTTTCAAATATATGGTCGGAGCAACGCTGATCTGTATCCTGATTGGTGGAGTTTCTATTCATTACGCGGAAGGTATGAGCTTTGCAGACGGATTTTGGTGGAGCTTTGTCACGGCGACAACTGTTGGATACGGAGATATCTCACCATCAACTATTCCCGGAAGAATCATAGCAACTGTTTTGATGATTGTCGGAATCGGTTTGATTGGATCTCTAACGAGTACGATCACTGCTCTATTTTTCCAGAAGCATAATCAGAAAGCCGAAACCTCTCGTGATAGGCTAATTAAATCTATTCAAGAACAGCTAGACAATTTTGACGATCTTTCAGATGATGATTTAAAAACGATATGCGATACATTGAATTTTCTTCATGAAGAAAATAGTCGTAATAACTAAAATAAAAACCGCTCCTGCGCCAACAGGAACGGTCAACTGGAAGCACACGCCAATGTGCTTTAGTAACTCCGAAGAGATACTGTCTTACCAAAGAATATTGTATCATCTTCGGTTCAGTCGCACAATCAGAACTTACGTTCTGTGTATGGCTGTTATTTTTGTACTCTTTTACATAATATATACGGAGGTGATATCATGTCATATTGTATTTATTTAAGGAAATCGAGAAAGGATCTTGAAGCCGAGCAGCATGGTGAAGGGGAAACTCTTGCCAGACACGAACGTGCGCTTCTCTCTCTTGCTAAGAAAAACAACCTTATTATTAGCAATATTTATCGAGAAGTTGTGTCCGGAGAAACTATAGCTGCGCGTCCTGTTATGCAACAGTTGCTTCGCGAAGTAGAACAAAACCTTTGGGACGGTGTGCTTGTTATGGAAGTAGAGCGTCTTGCTCGTGGTGATACGATCGATCAGGGAGTTGTACAGAGAGCTTTCCAGTATTCCAACACACTAATCATCACTCCTTCCAAAACCTATGATCCGGCCAATGAATTCGATGAAGAGTATTTTGAGTTTGGATTATTCATGAGTCGGCGTGAATATAAGACGATCAAGCGCAGAATGCAGAATGGACGTTATGCTGCTATCTCTGAGGGAAAGTGGCCATATAACTCCGCACCATACGGTTTCCGGAGAACGAAACTTGAAAAAGAGAAGGGATGGACTCTTGCTTTTGATGAAAACGAGGCTCCTGTTGTGAGACTTATCTTTTCTATGTTTACCGGTCCGGAACGTGTTGGTATCCGGTCAATCACTCGTACTTTGAATAGTTACGGTACAAAGCCGCGTAATTCCAAACTTTGGAGCGAGAGCACAGTCCGCGGAATCCTCTCTAATGTTGTGTATGATCAATGTGTCAAGATTGGCGAACGAAAAGTGGTCAGAACGGTTGAAAATGGCATTCTCACAACCACACGTCCGAGAACCAGTGACTATACCATTGTTTCCGGTCGGCATCCGCGCTTGATTGATCACGATGTATTTGCAGAAGCTCAGAGTTATCTTGGCTGCGGATCCCCGAAGCCTGCCGGTTCTAACATTATCAAAAATCCGCTTGCAGGAATCATTGTCTGTAGTGAGTGCAAAAAGAAAATGATTCGTCGGCCGCCTTCCGGAACTGCCAGTCGTGTTCCTTATGATCTGATGTTGTGCAGTACATATGATTGTCCTACCATTGGCAGTCCTTTGGATCTTGTTGAGCGAGAAGTTTATAATGCGCTTTCTGACTGGGTTGAAGGATATCGTCTGAGTGGTCAGACACCAAGTAAGAGTCTCATTCCGGAAAAAGAAGTTCTTTTGGAATCAGCTCAACAGACACTCGATCAACTTCTACGGCAAAAGGGAACCATGTATGATCTGCTTGAACAAGGTGTCTACTCAACAGAAGTCTTCCTTGAGCGATCTGCCAGTTTGCAAAGCCGAATTTCTGAAGCTCAATCAAACGTTGCCCAGCTGAAACTCGAACTTGACAAGGAACGTCAAAGAGAAGCCAATATAGAACAGTTCCTGCCGGCTTGTGAAGATCTGCTTTCCTGTTATTGGGATTTATCTATTCCGGAACGCAACAGATTGTTGAAATTACTCATA